GCAGATGTCGTTACTGGAGGATTCCCATGCCAACCGTTCTCGGTTGCAGGAAAAAGAAAAGGAACAGATGACGACCGATACCTCTGGGATGAAATGCTTAGAGTTATTACCGAAGTCAAAGCAAGGTGGATTGTTGGCGAAAATGTTGCAGGAATTATTAACATCGAAAACGGTAAAGTCTTGCAGCAGATACAGAAAGATTTGGAAAGCGAAGGCTTCCAAGTCCAATGTCTTATTATTCCAGCTTCAGGTGTCGGTGCTTGGCATCAACGTAAGAGAATTTTCGTCATCGGATGTAATGTATCCAACTCCAAGAGCTTGCGACCTGGAAGGCGGAGTAGTGAAGAATGTGGAATTGAAGAACGGAAGTTTCAGCAGACTGAACAAAAAAGGAGTTCGCTTCGGAGTGAAGCTGAAGGATGCAGTTCACAAAATGTATCCAACTCCAGCAGCATCGGATTATCATCAAAGACGAATGTCAAAGAACTGGAAAGGAGACGATTTAGTTTCGAAGATAACAAAACAGGCGGAAGATCAAGGCTATCAACAACCGAAAGTTGGTGGCAAATTGAATCAAAACTTCGTGGAATTCCTGATGGGATATGCACAGGACTGGACAAAAATCGAGCCAACAGAATTAAAGCACTCGGAAACTCAATCGTACCGGAAATTGCCTACGAAATAGCAAAGGCAATATTGGCAGCGGAAAATGAACGAAGTCATTGATCACATATTAGAAATTATAGAACGGTTAAGCTCCAGGTTAAGCACGTGGTCCTGGAATAAAAGATGGATTAACAGAGATAAAGGCTATGGATATAAGAAGTAAATTTAAAGACATCGAGGCTGTCTCTATGGGATCACACGAAAGCTTGGTACTCAGCTTTCACGGATTCCAGGATAGAGAAGAAGTAAAAGAATTTGCTGATTTTATTTTTTCAAAACTAAAGATGAATTATCAATCTTTGGAAAAACCGCCAACGATTCATTAAGTGAAAAAGATTAAGCCAAAAGATAATAAATTTCATAAAGGTAATGGTGTAGATGGAAAACATTATTGGCTAACACCACCTGATCTTTACGAAACTCTAAATAAAGAATTTAAGTTTGATTTTGATCCTTGTCCATTTCCTAAACCTGATGACTTTGACGGTTTAGAGGTTGATTGGAAAAATTCAAATTATGTTAATCCGCCTTTTGGTTCCATTATACATAAAGGAAAGAAAAAAGGTGTAACCGCTTGGGTTAGAAAAGCCTTATCTGAAAATGAAAAAGGCAAGAAGGTTGTTTTAGTTTATCCGATAGATAAATGGGTTCTTATGCTTTTAAAAGCTGGAGCCGAAGTTAGAAATCTTGGAGATGTTAAATGGTTATCAACCGAAGATAAAACTCCAGGTAAAGGTACAGGTCGGCATATAGCTTGTTTTGTTTTAAGAAATGAAAATTAAAATTCCATATACACCGAGACTACAACAAGCTTATTTACATAAAAGTTTGCAAAGTTATAGATACGCATTATTACTTTGCCACAGGCGGTTTGGCAAAACAACAATGTGTCTTAATGAATTAATTAGACGCTGTTTGACCTGTAAGGATCACAATCCGAGATACAGTTTTATAAGTCCAACCTATAAACAAAGCAAAAGTATAGCTTGGGATTTTTTAAAATTTTACGCTGGGAAAATTCCTGGTACTAAATTTAATGAAACAGAATTAAGAGCCGACTTTGTAAATGGTGGAAGGATTACATTACTTGGCGCAGAATCTTTTGATAATCTTCGTGGTAATTATTACAACGGCGTAATCATAGACGAAATGAGTCAGATACCAGCTTCTTTAATAGAAGAGGTTTTAACTCCAGCCTTATCGGATAGAAAAGGTTTTATGTATCTGATTGGTACTCCACAAGGTATGCAATCAACTTTCTATAATTATTATCTTAAAGCAAAAGGCGATAAGAAATGGTTTAGCTATACGGCTAAGGCTTCTGAGACAAAAATCGTGGACCAGGAAGAACTTGATCAGGCTTTGCAAATGATGGGAAAAGCCAAGTACGATCAGGAATTTAACTGTTCGTGGGTTGGCGATTATCCAGGTTCTATCTTTGGAAAAGAAATAGAGGATTTGGATGACAAAAAACAATTAACCAGTGTTCCGCATGACCGTTCTTTGTTAACGCATACGGCTTGGGATATTGGATACAACGATGACACGGCAATTATTTTTTTTCAGGAAGTTGGTCATCAAATAAATATTATTGATTGCTTTGCAGATCGAAACAAGCCATTTCCTTTCTATGCCGAGATTTTAAAAGATAAGGAATATTTTTATGGAAATCATTTTGCGCCGTTTGACATAGAGGTTAGCGAGTACAGCTCAGGTCGAACCAGGCGTGAGGTAGCTTACGAACACGGCATTAGGTTTCGTGTAGCTCCAAGAACTATAAAAGAGGATGCCATCCACGCATTAAAGATGATTTTGAATCGATGTTTTTTTGACGTGGATAAATGCAAGCCGTTGATTGATGCTTTAAGGCATTATCACCGCAAATATTCTGAGAAGGATAGAGTATTTAAAACAAAGCCTGTGCATGATTGGTCAAGTCATTTTGCAGATTCAGCAATGATTTTAGCCACAGGATTTCAAGAACAAAGGTTAACAAATATGAATAGACAAAGAACAGCGATAAGCGAGGTTAAATTAATATGAGGAAAACAAAATGTCGTTCCTGATGCCAAAAATGCCAGAGATGCCGGCAATGGTTATGCCAGAAGTTAAAGATGTTCCCAGCTTTGAAGATAAGGAAAGAGAGAAGGCTGAAAGAGAAAAGTTAGAAAAAAGAGAGAGGCAACGCAAAGGCAGACGTAGCACAATATTAACGGGTACAGGATTAACAAATGATCCTGAATTACATCAAAAAACATTATTAGGAAATTAATATGGGTGGATTTTCAAGAGCAATAGAAAAAGCAACAGGCATGGATCCGCCTGCAATAGAAGTTCAACGAGAAGCGGTTAGAGAAGGACCTAAAGGACCGACAAGAGCTGAAATGGATCAGAGCAGAAGAATTGATGTGGCGAGAAGAGGTCGCAGAGCGACTCTATTAACCAGCACAAAAAATGTGGATCAAGATCTTACGCTCGGAACTAAAACTTTATTAGGATAATTTTAATGGAAAATAAAAAGCTTGCGCAAGAATTAAAAGCTAATTTATCTCGGTTAATTGAAAAAAGAAAAACGTGGGAATCACATTGGCAAGAATGTGCGGATTTATTTTTACCACGAAGAGCGGATATTACTGAAAAGCATACTAGAGGCGATAAACGAAACATACAAATTTTTGATGCGACTTCAACGCATTCACTTGAATTGCTCGCATCCAGCTTGCACGGTACTCTAACTAGCAGTGCAACAAGATGGTTTAGTTTAAGATTTAAAAATGCAGTTTTAAACGATGAAGATTCTGCACGTGAGTGGCTCGAAAATTCTACGGATAAAATGTATCTGGCGTTTTCTCGTTCTAATTTTCAACAATCGGTTTATGAATGTTATTTTGATTTATTATGCTTCGGTACAGCGGCGGTTTTCTTGGAATCGGATGAAGAGGATATTATAAGGTTTAGTGCTAGACACATTAAGGAAATATATATAGCCGAAAATGATAAAGGTTTAATTAACTGCATCTACCGTAAATTTAGTATGACTGCAAAGGCAGCAGTAGAAAAATGGGGTTTAGAAAATTTAAGTAAAAATATTCAAAGCATATTTAAGAATGCTCCGTTTGACGAAGTGGAATTTTGCCACGTTGTTAAACCGAGAGAAATGTATGATCCAAGAAAATTGGACAAAATTAATATGCCGTTCATTTCAATTTATTTTGAAATGGAATCTGAAAATGTAATTAGTCAAGGCGGCTTTCGAGAATTTCCGTACTTGGTTCCTCGCTGGCTTAAAAGCAGCAATGAGATTTGGGGAAGAAGTCCGGCTATGTCATGTTTACCTGATGTAAAAGTTTTAAATAAATTAGTTGAAACTCAATTACTAGCGGCAGCCAAACAAATAAATCCTCCTTTGCTAATCCCAGATGACAGCGCCGTTCTACCTATAAGAACCAGTCCAGGATCTTTGAATTTCTATCGTGGTGGAGCCAGAGATAAAATTGAACCGTTGAATATCGGAGCCAATCCAGGATTAGGATTAAACCTTGAAGAAGCTAGAAGAAGATCAATTGCCAAAGCTTTCTTTGTAGATCAATTATTAATTCAGGAAGCAAGTTCAACAAGAACGCTAACTGCTACAGAAGTTCAGGCTAGACAGGAAGAGCGTCTAAAAATTTTAGGACCAACAATGGGAAGATTGCAAAATGAACTTTTGCAGCCGATGATTACCAGAGTGTTTAATATTATGCTCCGTAACGGACACTTTATTGAAGCACCAGAAATTTTAGCAAATCAGGAAATAGAAATTGAATATATTTCGAGCATGGTATTAAGCCAGAAAGCATCCCAACTCTCAGGAATTATGCGTGGGATGGAAGTCTTTGGCTCTATATCTCAAGTAGCTCCTGTAATGGACTTTTTAGATTCAAACGGTTTAGTAAAAGAGCTTATTAAAATTTTAGGTTTACCAGCAACAATGATTAAATCCGATTCTGAAGTAGAGGAAATTCGAGCCGAACGTCAAGAACAACAAATAAAACAAGCCGAAATGCAACAGGCAATGCAAGAAGCTCAGGTTGCCAAAGATGCTGCTCCTATGGTGCAACAATTGAATGAAGCAACAAACAAGCAAGCTTAGTCAGCTTATCAAAGACTACAAATTTGTTTTTGCAAGTGATGAAGGAAAACGAGTTCTTTCAGATCTTGAAAAGCGATGCCATGAGTTTGTGACCACTCATGATAAATCCAACAGTCACGAGACCGCATTCCTTGAAGGTCAAAGAAGCGTTCTCATATTTATAAAAAACATGGTCAATAAAAAGGAGTAATCTTATGGATCAGACAACTGAAGCGGTTGTTAATGAACAACCAACTCAATCTGATGAGACAACTACAAGTGTTTTATCATCAGACCAAACACCTCAACCGCAAGAACAAACGGTTGATTTTAAAACCTTGATACCTAAAGAATATCAAGACGAAAAAAGTTTACAAAATTTTTCTTCAATGGATTCTTTTGTAAAGTCATATTTAAACGCACAGCGAATGGTGGGTTTGGATAAAATAGCAATTCCGAATAAGCACAGTACGGAATCGGATTGGGATCAGGTTTATCAAAAACTTGGAAAACCAGAATCACCAGATGGATATAAATATAATTTACCGAAAGAAAGTAAATTAGATTCGGATTCATTAAAGGCGTTTTCAGAACAAGCGCATAAGCTTGGATTATTACCTCAGCAAGCTGACGGAATAATTCAGTATTATCAGGAACTAGCAAATGCTTCTGAAATCAATGCTAATTCAAAGGCTGAAACATCACGCCTTGAGGCTGAAAAAAATTTAAGAAAAGAGTTTGGACCAGCTTATAAAGATAAAATAAGTGCTGCCAGGCTTTTGGCAACCAACACATTGGGTAACGAGTTTATATCAAATACTTTGTTAGCCGATGGAAGTAAGCTTGGAGATAATCCAACTGTTGTCAAAGCGTTTGCGAACTTAGCGAGTAAATTAAGTGAAGATAGTCTTGTAAAAGGCGAACCATCATCTTATTTAACTACGTCTGAAATCAACAAACAAATTGCAGCATTACAACAACCAGGCTCGGCATACTTTGATAAAAATCATTTGAATCATGATGCCGCTGTAAAAGAAATGCAGTCATTAATTCAACAAAAGAATAATGAAGTGGATGTTGAATAAAGAGTTTTGCTTTGCGCAAGCAGAGTGAAAGATACAAAGACAATCGCAAGATCTTTGTTGACATTGGGAAAGACTAATATCGAGTAGATATAAAATACAGGAAGATCTTTTTAAAAAGATAATCAACCGAAAATTTGTTTAACACTAACACAGGAGAATTGTAATATGTCAACACAAATTACAACTTCATTTGTTGAACAGTATTCGGCGAACGTGTCGTTACTGGCACAACAAACTGGTAGCAAGTTAAGAAATGCTGTCGATGTGGAATCAATTCGTGGGAAATCTGCCTTTTTCGATCAGATCGGTGTAACTGCCGCTCAACTTCGAACAAGTAGGCATGGATCAACCCCACAGATTGACACTCCCCACAGTAGGCGGAAATTATCACTTGATACCTACGAATGGGGTGACTTAGTGGATGACGCCGACAAAGTTAGGATGCTTATTGATCCTACTTCTACTTATGCCAAAGCAGCAGCAGCAGCGATGAATCGTTCAATAGACGATGTAATCATAACTGCAATGAACGCTTCTGCAAATACCGGCGTGAGTGGCGGAGATTCTACTCCACTACCAAGCAGTCAAAAGACAGCAACTTCAGACCAGTCAGACGGTTTGACAATTGCTAAATTGCGATCTGCTAAATACATACTGGATAACAACGATGTAGATCCTTCTTTGAAGAGATACCTCGTTTGTGGTCCAAAACAAATTCAAGATTTACTTGCAGTAACAGAAGTCACTTCTAGTGATTATGCTGTTGTAAAGGCACTAGCTACAGGAACTGTAGATTCTTTTCTTGGATTTAATTTTATAACGTCGACTAGACTCAACAAGGATTCGACTTACACAACCGATCGCTTAGTGTTTGCATTCACAGAGGATGCAGTCAAGCTAGGTATCGGCAAGGATATTTCTGCAAAAATTTCAGAACGAGCAGACAAATCATATTCAACGCAAGTTTATTATGCGATGGATTTAGGTGCGACTCGTATGGAAGAAGAAAAAGTAGTGCAGATTCCTTGTAACGAATAATAGGAGATAAATTATATGGCAACTGCTAAAGGTGTAGAAATCACCAGACTAGACACGACACCAAGAACACTCCTAGAAAAAGGCTCTGTTGGAACCGTAAAAGTATTTATGGATACAATTGCTGCTGTAACAGGCGATATAGATGATAACGATATTATCTTACTTGCTGAAGTTCCTAGTAACGCAAAAATCCTAAGTATTAAACTATTCAATGACGCATTGGATGGTGGTTCAAACTTAGCAACTGACGTTGGAGTGTATAACGGACCTATCAAAACTTCTGATTACGCTGCGAATGCAGTTATTGATCGAGATTGCTATGCTACGGCATCAGCAGCTCTTCAATCGGCTGTAATAGTAGGTACAGAAGTTGCTTATGAAGTTAGGAACATAAGTGATATTTCAAACTTCGTTTGGGAAGATGCTGGTTTATCCAGCGATCCAGGCGTTCCTTTGAGAATTGCGCTAACTATCGAAACAGTAGCGAGTTCTGCTGCTGATGGAGATATAACAATGCAAGTGACTTACGTTCACTAAGCATTAACTGACTTGGCGGAGAAATCCGCCAGGTCTTTCAAATAAATTTACAAAAAAATAATGATCAAGACCTACTTAATCGTGGGATTAATTTGTATTAATTCCGTCGAATGCTTTAATTTTTATGAAAAACCAGAACCAGTTATTTATACGGATTTGGATAAATGTTTGGAAATTGGAAAAAATTTAGGTAATGAAATGTTTGATCGAATGAACAAAATAGGTGTGCCATCACAAGTAAATGTATGGTGCAAAGAAATTAATCAACATGGAGAATATAGTTAATGGCTTCAATAGTAGATATTTGTAATAGTGCTTTAAATCTTTTGGGTGCAAGCACAATTTCTTCAATAACAGAAGATACAAAGAACGCTCGTTTGTGCAATCAACGATTTGTTCCAATTCGCAACAGAATTCTCAGGAGTCACAACTGGAACTGTCTAATCAAGAGAATAGAACTCGGGAGAAATTCAACGGCACCTGTTTGTGAGTATACCTATTCATATGCGCTTCCGGCAGATTTTCTAAGGGTAGTAAAAATTCACAACGGCACAACAGATAGCATCGCTGCGGATTTGCCGTATAAAATTGAAGGTAAAAATATGTTAACCGAACAAACGACTGTGTATCTTGTTTACATTGCTCTTGATGTTGATCCGACTAATTATGATGCTTATTTATACGAAGCTTTGGCAACCAGCCTGGCTGCCGATCTTACTTATTCGATCACGAATAATGCTAGTCTGGCAACTAAATATCGAGATTTGGCAAACGAGCGATTACGTGAAGCACGTTTCATTGATGCTACGGAGAACAGCGTGGATACAATAGAATCTGGAGAGTTTGTAGATGCGAGGTTATAATGACTTTAGCGGCATTCGATCCAAGAAATATTACCCAGTATAATGAACCAAGATTCTTAATTCATTTCCAATGGGGAAAATCTGAAAAGGTTTA